GGACGCCGTCGGGCTCACCGATGCGCTCGCGGACACCGACGGGGAGATCGACGTACTTGGCGAAATAGACGCCGACGGGGACACCGACGCGGAAGCCGAGACGGATGCCGACTGGTACCTGGGCGAGCAGGTATCGCCCTCCGGCACCATGTACGCCTCGGGCGGCGGGGTGTTCGGGGAGGCGTCGCGCCGGCGCATCAAGTTGATTGAGTGCCAGTTCCGCATGCCGGCCAAGGTCAAGATCGTGGCCGAGGGACCGCTGAAGGGTGCCTATGTCAATGACGATGACACGGCGCTGCTGAAATCGCTGGAAACCAACCCGGTCGGAATCATCGAGAAGATGGCGATGCGGGTCCATGTGGCCGTCTTCACCGAGTCGGCATTGCTGGCCCTGGGGCCATCGATCTATCGGCACAACCGCTTCAGTCTGACGCCGATCTGGTGCTACCGCCGCGGCAAGGACCGCATGCCTTACGGCATGGTGCGCCGGGTGCGCGACATCCAGCAGGACCTGAACAAGCGAGCATCGAAGGCCCTGTTTCTGCTCTCGACCAACCAGATCGTTGCCGACGAGGGCGCAGTAAAGGATAAGGAAGTCGCGCGTTACGAGGCGGACCAGCCGGACGGGTACATCGAGAAGAAGAAGGGTTACGACTTCGAAATCCGCCGCGATACCGACCAGGCGACCGGACAGATCCAGATGATGACCCTGGACGCGCAAAGCATCCAGAAGTCGGCCGGGGTGAATAACGAGAACCTGGGGCGGCAAACCAATGCCGAATCCGGCGAGGCGATCAAGGCCCGCCAGCTTCAGGGCTCGGTTGCGACCACCGAACCATTCGACAACAAGCGCTACGCCGTGCAGATCCAGGGTGAGAAGCGACTGTCCCTGGTCGAGCAGTTCTACAGCGAAGAGAAGGTAATCCGCCTCACCGGTAACCGCGGCCAGTATGAGTGGCTGAAGATCAACACGCCGGAAGTGCAGCCGGATGGCTCGGTGCGCTACTTGAACGACATCAGCAGCAGCATGGGTGATTTCGTGGTGTCCGAGCAGGACTACAGCGGCACGCTGCGGCAGATGATGTTCGAAAGCATGATGGAGGTCGCCGCCAAGTTCCCCCCTGAACTAGCAATCCGCTTCCTGCGCATGGCCTACGAATACTCGGACATGCCGAACAAGGAGGCGATCGCCGACGAGATCCGCAAGATCACCGGTGAGCGCGACGAAAACAAGAAGATGACGCCGGAAGAGCAGGAAAAGGCGGACCAGGACCAGGCCGCCCAGGTCGAAGCCATGCAGATGCAGCGCGAAGCTGCCAGCCTGGCCCTGGAAGAGCAGCGCGCCAAGGTAGCCAAACTCAACGCCGAGGCACAGAAAATCTCCAGCGAGGCAGCCGCTGGCGGTCTGCCGCCGGAGATCGAACAGGCCATCATGCGCGAGCGCGAGCAGGCCACGGCAAAACTCGAAGCCATGGCCGAGCAGTTGCGTAAGGTGCAGGCAGACGCCACCCGGCAGATCATGGCCATCAAGGGCGACGCCGACGTGAAGATCGAGGTTGCCAGAATCGACGCCGATACCAAGGTGCGCGTGGCCGAGATCAACGCGGTAGCGAAGACCGACATCGACCAGATCAACGAGCGCATTGCCGAGATTGCCAAGTCGGTCGGAGAAAGCACCCCGACAGCAACCGGCGCGGCCAAACCGAAGCCGAAAGCGGCCAAGAGATCGAAGGCGACAGCATGATTACCGTGCGCCGCGTGGCTCTGCTGGAAGAGGGGTGCTTCGGCGTCCTGATGTACCTTGGCGTGCCGTTCGCCGTGACGCTGGAACGCACCTTCGGCCAGGACACAATCATCCCCGCCGGCACCTACAACTGTGTGGCCAGGCGCTACAACCGTGGCGGCTATCAGACTTTCGAGATTACCGGCGTCGCCGGACATTCCCTGCTGCTGTTCCACAAGGCCAATTGGGAAACCGACCTTCAGGGCTGCGTCGGTATCGGTGAATCCTTCGCTGTGCTGGATGGAAAGCTGGCCATCGCGCAGTCTGGCGATGGTTTCAACGAGATCATGCGCAAGGTTGGCGATCTACCGAGTTTCCCCGCCACCTTCGAGGATCGATTCTGATGGCTACTCCAATCGACATGCAATCCGCTGCGCTGCGCCGGCTCGGCATGATCGCCACCAGCCCAAGCTGGCGCCGATTCTGGATGCCGTGGCGCTGGAGAACCTACCCATGGGCCGCGCGATGAATGCCACCGTTGCCTGGCTGGAGCGCAAGAACTTCATTGCTGTGCGCTCGCTGGTGCTCTACGTCTGCGTCTACCTGACCTGGGAGGCGACGCTGGCGGCCTGGGCATTCGCTCACGCCTCGAAGTTCGACGGGCTGGGCACGGCCGCGGTCATCGGCGCTGTGACGGGGCCAATCGCTGCGCTCAATGGTTTCGTCTTCAAGTGGTACGCGGAGAGCCGACCATGATCCCAAGCCCGATGTTGATGCTCGCTGTTGTGGTCGCTTTCGTGCTCAACGGTTTCTACTGGCACGCGAACGGCAGCAATGGCGCTGATGCGCGATGGAAAGCCAAGA